TCAAAGAAGAAACACAGAAAGAATGTGAACTGTTATTTCTCGAAGCCGCCGATCAAGAAAAGAAATGGGCACAGTATCTCTTTAAGGATGGTAGCATGATAGGTCTGAATACCCAACTGCTATGCGACTATGTGGACTGGCTTACTTGTAAGCGTATGACCGCTGTGGGTCTGAACTGTGGTATCAAGACAGGCAGCAATCCTTTACCTTGGACAGCCAAATGGATCGCAGGATCCGATGTGCAGGTCGCACCACAGGAAGTAGAATTAAGTTCTTACATCGTAGGCGGTACCAAGCAAGATGTTGATAGTTCGACCTTCAAGGGATTTAGCCTGTAGAAATTTTACTATATAATTAAGGAATTAATAATGCCGATCAAAACTAAGTTTATCTATTCATGGCCCCCGGGCGTTACTCCTATAATATTTACAGATTGGATTAAGACACTACCATCTGAACAACAATTAGAATTTCTACAGTCAAGGGATAGGCAACATGCATTTAGATCTGAGGCTATAGCAGATGGTCGTATGATCATCGACGATGAAGGTACCTATGTATGGAAAGATAAGGAATCCAGAGTGAAGAATAAACCATATGACGACACATGGCTTAGATACTGGGAACGCTATATAAAAGAAACAAACACTATCTTCGAGGTAGTGGACGAAGAAATAGACTCAGATAATCTTAACTAAATTTAACCTTGATTCAATTTCAGCATAACTATACTATAATAGTTAAAAGGAAATGTAATGCTAACAGTATATTCTAAGAACAACTGCCCTTTCTGCGTCCAAGCTAAAAATCTTCTCAAGTTAAAAAACATTGAATTCCAGGAAGTCAAGATAGACGAAGATGCGGCAGCAAAAGATTTTGTATTAGGTCAGGGACACAGGACCGTGCCTCAGATCTACAACGGCGACAAACTATTCGTGGAAGGTGGATTCCAAGGATTATCAAAATTAACTGAAGATCAATTAAAGGAAAGATTAAATGCTATTACGTAAGGGATATGATGCAGGTGATATCGTCAGTTTCAAATTAGTAAACGGGGATGAAGTAGTGGCCAAGTTTGTAGAACCAACTACAGACGGATGGTTGATTAGCAAACCCTGTACAGTACTTCCTAGCCAACAAGGCATAGGACTTATGCAGAGCCTGTTTTCCTCGGATATAAATAAAGATATAGAGCTGAAAAACGAACATGTAATGATGCATAGTCCAACCATTAAAGCTCTACAGGACCATTATCTGCAGACCACGACAGGTATCCAGTTACAGACTGGCGGTAAAGGTTCCATTATTGCATAAGGAATAGCAACATGTCAGGAGTAGCAAGAATAGGAGATATATTAGGGAAAGGCGGTCTTTTAACCTTTCCTTTCAGCCCCGATGTTTCGGCCAATGGGCGACCAGTGGCACTAATGGGCTGCATATATACTCCGCATCCTTGTTGTCCTTCCGCAAATTGTTTACTACACTGTGTAGGGCCAACCTTTCCCTTTCCCGCCGGAGTTACTATCAATGGCCTATATCCCATAACGAAAGGTTGTTTCGGTCTCTGTCTGGACAAGGTAATGACGGCTAGCGATGATGTTATTATCGTAGGCGGCATATTTGACCAGATCGCTGGAATAGCGGGTATAGCCTCAAAATTTGCATAAGAATAATCGATGACCACACCCAATGTATATTTAAATTTTACCCCTGCGATAACTACCGGGGGACTAACGGCACTACAGTTGGCCCTGGCCAGCTACATGGCAGATGGTAATAGTCCGCCATTGTTTCCAAATGAAAATTTCCTAACAGAGATGAAGACGTTTGCTGACAGCAGTCCTTTGAGTCCGGCTACTGTCGATCTACAGACTGGTAACCCAAGGGAGCCAGATATAGCCCCAGGGCTGACGGGCATCGCTTATGTGTCGATCGGTAATGATGTCTACTTGATCAGACAAGCGCAGGATTGCGGTCCCGACGAAGTAGACAGATATGAAAAGATCTATGTGGGTAAAACTGCACAGGTAGCAGAAGGATCTTTCGCCTACTATGGTGGCCCTATAGAAAACGGATCGACAGCACAGGGCAGCGGGTCCTGGCAGTTAGTGTTTAATCCTGCTACTGGATATAACAATTTTCAATATGTATTATATGAACAACGTAGTACCAGCAGTGATAGCGACGGTGGCGACAGTGGTGATGGTGATGGCGATGGCGGTGGCGATGGCGGTGGCGATCAATAAAGGAAAAATGAATGGCTCTAATATCTCTAACATCTCTAGTTAATTATGGACCAGCCGGACTCGGTCCGATATCACAAGCTACGCTATCAACTTTTAATACAGGTGCGTACAATGGTGGGACTCAGTCCTACGTCGTTGATACATTAGGTTCTAGCGGAGTATACAAAGGCAGTCTAAGTGCCCAAGGCAACATGGTGGCCATGCAGCTGAACCGAGGCGCCTATAATGTAGTTAAAACAGGTAACATGATCGAGGTTCGTGTTAGGGAACAGAACGATGAGGGAAACTGGGGATTTTCGACTAAGCAAGTAGAAGAAGAGATTGTAGTACCCTATTGTACCGGCTACATGCGGCAGTACTTTAAAGATCCACGTACTTGTACTTTTGGTGCAGATAGTGCTATGCCAGCTTTGACAGGTGTTATGCCTATTAGCCTTACCGAGACACAAGGTAACTTTCTGTTCTATGTGGATCTACAGTTAACTAGATTATCGGGCAGTAACTACTTTGACTCATTCTACTTTATCAACTCTTTTAATCAGGCCATATCATGGGTTACTACCTGTAACAGTTATCTTGCTTCATTAAAGACGGCCGAGCAACGTAACTTAGCCTACTTTAACGCTAAGAATTATAAAGACCTTATTACGCAGGGATTTGCCAAATACAAGCAGGGTGCGGCATTGCGACAAGCATTTAGAAACATAGGTATCATGCCCGAGAGCATATCAACAGGCAAATTTGGAACACCAAACGCCGTAGTAAATACCTTGATCAAATCAGGATTAGGTTCTATCGGTAAGATCAGCGATACCTTATATGTAGCTGGAGTTAATTTCGCAAACATATATGATAGCGCATATACAGCGATCATAACAGAAACTTTGAGTAAGGTAACCAATCCCGCAGACTTAAAGACCATACAGGATGTGATACAAAGCTCTATTCCCAACATGGTCAGTCCAATGGATTACTGTAGTATCGAAGCAGCCGCAGGTCTTCCTAACGACAGCGTCTTTAAGGACTTTGCAGAAGTCGGCCTAGATTTAGTAGATAGATCCCCAAATATAACACTGACTCTCGGCGCTGAAATAGCTAACTTGATAGATAATCTCCAAGATGAGACGGGTGCAAATGTAGAAGATATAGCCACTCCCACTAGTTTACTAACACCTGAGATCATAGATAATCTCAGACGTATACTGCCTTTATCCGTGGACAATAAACCTGTTAACGTGTTAAATATCATAGGAACTGCGTCAGGATATCTAATCGATGATCTAACCCAAGTGGACTCTGGATTAGCCCAATTATACGCTACACCCTATGGTCCACAGATACGTACCCTGCTATCAGATATTAGCAGATACGCTGCCCGCTTCCCAGTCAGCCAAGCAGAGATCGACGCTATAACCAACAATCCAGATTGGTGGTCCGGTCAGCTCAATTCCAAGATAGACGAATACTATGCATTATTGAATACCTTGGTAGCGGATACATCAGGAGACATTCCACGTATAGTAAGCCAGATCAACGATAACTATCTTTCCATGTGTACCAAATTAAGTTACGAAGTGCAGAATTATAACAAGGCCAATTTTACCGTTTCATCATTCCATGACAATACTTCGATCCTAAGCTTCGTGTCCAGCTTACCAAGCTTTGCCGAAGATAGCCAGAACATAGCCACAGACTACATGATATACAACATGGCGGCAAACAATCCAGCCGGAGATTTGGTAAAGACACTCATGGGAGAAAGTAAGAATTCCAGCATCTTCTCACAATCTACAGTACCAGTCAGAGACATTCTTTAACCAGTTATCTGCTCATATAACTTGATTTTAATCGAACTATTCGCTATAATAGTATCTGTTATACAGTTAACTTAGTAGTTATCTACCGTTTTTATACGGTATATAAAACTACGCTCTAAACAAAAAGGAGGTACGATATGATATCAACTATGTCAACAGAGAATTTTGACAGAATGATCAGTCTTACAAAGACCTGTATGTTAATTTTAGGTTTTTATATAGTGATGCAGGCCATGGTCACAGTAACACAAAATAAGCTGAACGGATTACGGCAAGAACTCGCCGCACAAAATTCATACCAGCCAACAGCAGCCAATAAGACTAAGCAATTAGATTGCCTAACCAAAAATATATATTGGGAAGCGGCAACCGAACCATTCGAAGGAAAAGTAGCAGTGGCCCAGGTCACACTTAACCGTGTGGAATCTGGAAAATTTGGTGATAGTATCTGCGGAGTAGTCTACCAAAAAAACATAATCTACGAAAAGCTTATATGCCAGTTTAGTTGGGTATGCGAAGGCACTTGGAAGACTAAACCGGTCATGTCCAAGCATTACGCGGAAAGTGAAGAAGTAGCCAAGAAGGTCCTGTTCGAGAATTTTAGATTACCTAGTCTTTCGCAGGCCATGTACTACCACGCAGACTATGTGAATCCTCGTTGGGGTAAAGAGAAGGTCACAAAAATCGGTCAACATATCTTTTATAAGGAATAGTCATGAAATATCTAGAAAGCATTAAAGTATTCTTAGCAGAACATTTTAAGAAAATGACCGCAGACACCTTAGGTTGGTTAGCAGCCATTGTTCTACACTGTGCTACTATTCCCAGTCTGTTAGCAGTGCTAACAGGTCTGAGTGACCGCACTCCTAATGTGGATGTAATTCTGTTTATATGGGCTGGTCTGGTATTACTATTCGCAAGGGCGATTATTCTTAAAGATCAGTTAAATACTGTTACTATTGGTGCAGGCTTTATCGCACAATCCGTATTGATGGCGTTTATAATTTTCAAATGAGGTAAAGATGCAATACTATCAATTGCTGGACAAGCTGGAAAAAGTCTATCAGCGCCTTGAGGGACAGATACTATCCGCTCCAGAAATTGTTAGTAAGTTAAATCGAGTAGTGTCTATGCCGGAATGTAAGATTGTAAGCATAGGCACTCTCTCAATTATAAGTAATGATTTTAACATTTCGGGTCAATACGATCCTAACTTAGACCGCAAAGGTCGTAAACCTATAGAAGTCGAGATTGCCTTTCCCAAACGAAGAAAATATTTCACCATTGGTAATGAGGATCTGACTTATGACCAGTGGATGCGTATGGTTTATCGTTTGGCAGATACCTTAGGTCATGAGATGGTACATTTAAAACAGCACAGGCGCAGACAATATCGTAACTGCCGCAGGTACGTTAGCGATGCATCTGATCTTTCCGTAAAAGAGCAACAAGAGTATTTTGGACTGAACGATGAGATCGAAGCGTATTCATTCAACGCGGCTACAGCTATGGCCTATTCTTTACCAAAAAGACCTACTAAATTAAATGATGTATTCATTTACCAATTATACTGCGGTTTATTTGACAATAAACACCCAGTGGTTGTAAAATTACGTAAATTAAGTAAAAAGTATTACCAACAATTAGAGAGGCAATATCATGGATCAAAAACTACAAGAACAACAAGAAGAAGATCTATTTGATGAGATCGAAGAAGATGATTACATTTTTATTCTCGATAAGAAAGGAAAACTTAAAGCAGCCATGATGCCCGACGATCCAGAGGATTTTAAGATACCAACTAATGTCCAAAAGATTATGAAGATTTTTAAAAACGTAGTATTCCATTCCGACACCATACATTAGAAAGACTATATGCTGAAATATTCAACTACCGCTCGCCCTTTTGTTATATTTGATGCAAGTAATAAAGAACATAGGAAAGAGTTCTTTAAGTTTATCGAATTTAAGACTTGGAGTAGATCTCCATATCGATTCCTAACAGAAGAAGCAGTAAATAATATCCCGGCCCATATATCCCAGAAGGTGACCGAGTATTATATCAGGCAAGAATTTGAAAGAAATTAATCTCTTTAGAATCAATGACTTAGATGATCTGAGTTTTTTGCTAAGTCATTGATTTCTAACGACTTTTTTTGGTTGACATTTAATGGCTGTTCCACTATAATAGTGGTATGGTTAAAAGAAAACGCAGACAAGATACGAAGCATGTGGTTTACATGCTGTCAAACACCCAGACTGGTGAATACTATATGGGTATCACTGTATGTGGTAGCCAGATTAAGAAAGCATTGAAGGTCCGCTTCCAAAAGCACATTCGTCGTGCCCTTACTGAAGACAAGAGCTGGAACCTTTGCAACAGCATCCGTGAGTATGGTGCTGAAGCTTTTGATATAATGCCTATCGAAGTAGTACGTGGACGCAAGCCTGCACATCAGCGTGAGCGTGAATTAATAGCAGAACTTTGTCCAGGGCTTAACCAATATTAATATGTCAAAAGAAAAATCCAATGAAGTGATGCAGTGGGTCGGGGCAGTGCTAATCGTAGCAGGGCATACACTAAACTCTATAGGTCCTGCGGTCTATCCTTATAATGTATTGACCTTCCTAATAGGTACGATATTATTTTTATGGTGGGCTATACGTGTTAATAACAGACCGCAACTAACAGTCAATATCATTTCCGTCGTCATCATGATAGCGGGTTTGTATAAAGCGTGGAGTTGATATGTCCGAAACTTATATATTGTCGTGGGATCAAACGGGACTGGAAGCCTGCATCAACGTAACCGACATAGAAAAAGAAGAAATGTGGAATACGTTAAAAAGTGTGGAGACCAATAGAACCAGTAGGTTAAATACAATCATACAAAATCTCACACTCAGGGCACGGTTTAATACCCAACGACATTATGAGATATATGCAATAGATGTCGCTGATGGTATTACCAAAGAAGATCTTGAATCGATGTTTAATGATGATCCACAAGGTTCGCCGGATCTGATACGTATCAGAGGTAGACGGATATACAGCATGGGAACTGCAGAACCAGATCGTGTAGTGATAAGATAGTAATCAATAACTACCAAAATCCCGCTAAATACACAGCGGGATTTTTTATGACTATCAGATCTGTTGCAATATGTCTATAAGGATAGTATAATATAACTCAACATCCTGGATAATATATATGATATTTGGATTCTTTACTTTATTTGTAGCATTAATAATCAGTGCTATCGCTGCCTACTACAGTGTATCAGGTCTTATGGCTATATTTGCTGCCGCGGCCATACCTATTATTATAATGGGTGCAGCCCTTGAGGTAGGCAAGATCACTGCCGCAGTTTGGTTGAAGATGTACTGGAGTCGTGCCAGCATTACCTACAAGTTATATTTGGTACCGGCAGTGGCCTTTCTCATGTTGCTGACCAGCATGGGAATCTTTGGTTTCCTAAGTAAAGCACACTTGGATCAAGGTGTTCCTAGCGGTGATATACAGGCGCAAGTACAAGTATTCGATGATAAAATCAAGACACAGAGAGATAATATCGAATCCTCACGTCGCGCTCTCAAGCAGATGGATGAGTCAGTGGACCAATTAATGGCACGTAGTAATGATGAACGCGGTGCCGAAAGATCTGCACAGTTAAGACGCAGTCAACAACGCGAACGCAATACTCTCCAAAATGAGATCGCACAAGCACAGAAACAAATTACCACGCTCCAGGAAGAAAGAGCTCCAATAGCCAGCCAAGCACGTAAAGTAGAAGCAGAAGTAGGACCTGTCAAATATGTAGCCGCACTGCTCTATGGTGATAATCCCGATGCTAACCTATTAGAAAAGGCAGTACGTTGGGTTATTATATTGATAGTGTTGGTGTTTGATCCATTGGCCCTGGTACTTATCTTGGCAGCACAGCAGAGTATACGTTGGGCCCGTGACGATAGAGAAGAAAAAGAAGTAGTAGAGGATCAGCCCGTCGACGATGTGCCGCCCGTAGTAGAGATTGTGGACACTACCTCTAATTGCCAAACCTGTGACACTACATTAACATCAGTGGGAACAGAAGGTCCTGTATGTTCCAACGTAGACTGTGAGTTTGGTAAAACAACTGCATACGAACCCTATGAGACGGAACCCCATATCACGACTACCGCCAATGTTATCAGCAACATAGTAACTGTTGACAGCACTGTGATCCCTGTGGCAGACATTCCCGTAATTACCGAAGTAGATGAACCCGCCCCGACACCCATTACAGACATTGAAACTGAGGTGCCACCGGAAAAGACTCCCGAGACCAAGAAGCGTTATAAGGCTCCTATGATCTCACCTCCGGAAACACGCAACATTAAGAAGGAACTGGCACTTAAAGCAGACAATCTTCCTAACACTGCAATCAAGAGCAGTTTTGGTACACAATTTCCTACCGACCCAGGACGTGGCGATATGTTCCTCCGAGTAGACTTCTTACCGAATAAATTGTTCAAATTTAATGATTCCAAGTGGATCGAAGTTGACAAAACCAAAACCGATAGTTATACTTACGATGAACAATATATACTATTCTTAATAGAAAAATTACAGTCGGGAGAATATGAGATAGATCAATTAAGTATCAGTGAGCAAGAACTGGTAGCTGAAAAACTCAACGAAAGAGCAAATGACAAAACCTAAAATATCGATTTTATTACCAACACGCAAGAGAACAGAAGCATTAGTAAGAAGCATTGGCAGCTTATTGTCCTACGCACAAGATACCAGCAACATAGAGATCTTGATTGCGTACGATGACGATGATCAAGAAAGTAGGGAGTTTTTTGAAAACATCTGGGCAGGCTTTATAGCACAGTCCAACGCTACTAGCAAGGTATTTGAGACAGAACGTTTTGGATATCTACGATTATACAAGTATGTCAACTTCCTAGCAGAACAGGCTTCAGGAGATTGGATCATGTTCTGGAACGATGATTCTCTTATGCTGACAGAAAACTGGGATGCAGAGATTATTAAAGAGACAGGATTCTTTGGACTACTGCGTATGCCCTGCACCACTATGAATCATCCTTTTGCCTTGATGCCCATCGTACCGCGTGAGTGGGTAGACTACTTTGGTAAGGTTAGTCCAGTCAATCATAGTGATTGGTGGATTTATAATGTGACAGTTCCACTAAATAGGATGAAGAACATTCCCGTAGAATTCTATCATGACCGTGCAGATGTGACCGGAGGCAACGATGACGAAACATTCCGTGAGCAAAGTTATGCCGCGGACGGTAGAGACCCCACCAACCCAGAAGATTACAGTCATCCTGAACGTAGACTAGAACTTAATGAATGGGTATTAAAATTACAAGAGAAGATCAGTAAATGACCACCACTATAGACGAAGTTAGAAATTATTGGAATCAACGTCCCTGTAATGTGCGACACAGCACAAGCCCGGTAGGCACCGTAGAATATTTTAATGAAGTAGAAGCACGTAGATATGGTATAGAACCGCATGGAGTCATGTTTGCAGACTTTCCTGCATGGCGCGGCAAACGTGTATTGGAGATTGGCTGCGGTATAGGGACCGATGCTGTCAGTTTTGCCAGGGCAGGAGCAGACTACACAGGTATAGATCTAAGCGAAGAAAGCGTTAAACTATGTAAGCAGCGATTTGATATGTTTGGCCTCC